AAAAAAGACAAGACTATTTAAATAAAAAATTTCCTTATAAACAATGAAGATAAGATTAAGTAGTGGTTTTAAAATAAACCCTCCGTTTAAACAAGACTCTACACCTATCTATGCAACTGATCTTGAAGAAGGAGTTTTAGGTAAGGCAAATAATAATGGTACTATATTAGTATCAGATAAAATAACCGATCCGCAAGAAAGACAGAGTGTTGTAGATCATGAAAAGGTTCATATAGATCAAATGAAGCGAGGCGATCTTGATTATGATGATGACTTTGTTTATTGGAAAGGTAAAAAATATTCACGAGACGATATGAAAGAAGGTGCTCAAAATCTACCTTGGGAAGCTGAAGCGTACTCAAAAACCGATTCATTTGAAAAATATTAATTATGGCATATAGACAAAAAAATCCTTTGAACAAAAACTACAGTCCTTTAAATAATGTTATGGCATTAGCAAGAGGTGTTAAAAAAGCTGTTCAAGATATAAATGATAATACTCAAATAGATCCTGGTTTTAATCCAGAATATAGAAATAAATATAAAGTAGTAGACGAACAAGGAAGATCAGGAGACGATATAAGTGGTGGATATTCTGGTTATACAGAATCCGGAAGTCCAGATGGTGTTTATTCACCATCAGGTTCACAGGCTAATTTGTACAGAACAGGAGATGTATGGATTAATGATACCACAAAGCAAAGAGCTATGAGATTTGATCCAGAAACTGGATATTCTCCTAGGTTACTAGATATTGACTACGAAAAAACTAAAGACGGAAAACCATACAGAGCATATATAGATGATACTAATAAAACATATGACTTAAGTAAGACTAAACAAAAAGAGGAGTTTGAAAAAGCTAGACTAAAAATGTATCAAAATAGAATGGATATGGTAAATGAAGCTAATGCTATGTATCAACTTGCTGATCCAGAAAAATATCTAGAATATTATCAAGACGAAAGAAATAATCTTAATCAAGCGCCAACGTCCGAAAAGCCAGGTATTCAATATCCTTGGCAAGAAGAATTATATAAGAGAACAGGTGCTCCTGGATCAGATGAAAGAGCTAATTATCTAAGGTCAAGAAACGAGATGTACGATAGATAATGTCGAAAAAATTTAAAGATACTACCGTTGGACAATTATTGTTTGGCGCAGCGTCTGTAATAAATCCTACACTAGGAAATATATTACAAGGAGTAAAATCTCCTAAAGAAGCAATAGCTGAAATAACTAAAGCTGACGTTTCTTTAGATGATAAAATTAAATTACAACAATTAATATACGAACAACAGAATAAAGAAATAGAGTCTATAACTTCTAGATGGAAAGCAGATTCTATGTCCGATTCTTGGATGTCAAAAAACGTGCGTCCACTAGTTCTTATATGGTGTATTGTTGTATTTTCTTTTGCAGGTATACTAGATAGTGTAGAAACTATACCATTTACAATACATGATAACTGGAATGATACTTTTGAGAAAGTAATGATGTCCGTAATATTAGCTTATTTTGGAGGTCGAACGACTGAAAAGGCTAGTAGTATGTTTAAAAAGTAAAAGTTAATAATAATAAGTAATTATACACTTATAAATTAAATCAAATTAAATATTATGAAAAAACTATTATTAAGTATAATGATACTATTTAGTGTCGTTGTACACGGTACAGAATTAAGCGATAAATTAAGAGGAGCTTGGTCTAGCGAAAGTACAAGTTATTACGTTGTTATATTACACAGCGAAAACAAAGGTTATGAATTAGTTAATTTTTCTTTTAAAGAAAATCAAACATTACAAGAAACAGTAATAGGTCAAGGTAAAAATTACATAAAAACTAAAATATATAACCCTGTAAACGATTTTGAGACTTTTGTTACTTATACTTTTATAGATGATGAATTACATTGTGAATTTGAAGGCAAATCAAATCACGTGACTATTTATAAAAGATATTGGTTAATGACAAATTAAATTAAATAAAATGGAAAAAAATAAAATAACTAAAGAAGAGTTAGAAAAGATTGTAGACTTTCAAAATAAACTTTATAAAATTACAACTGACGTAGGAGTTCTTGAAACACAGAAACACGCTGCTTTACACGATCTAGCAGGTGTTAATCAAGAACAAGAAGAATATAAAAAAACCTTAGAAAACAAGTACGGTGCTATTAATATAGATTTAAACGATGGCGCTTATACTAAAGTAACTAAAGATGAATAATATAATAAGAAAGATTAGTATAGGTTCTGATTATAAAAACGATGCAATGCATTATTCTTTAGGTCAACAAGTTTATGGTGGTCATGAAATATCTCACATATTATTTGATGAAAAAGATAACTCATATAATATTTATATAAAGAAAAACAATGAAGTATTGCCATGGAAAAAGTTTAACTTTAACATGTCTATATCAATTGAATATGATTTAGAGTATTAATGAATAGTTTATACGATTTTATAGTAAAACCTATAGGTGAAGACAGGTATGCTAATAGTAAAAAAATAGGTGAAAAAGAATTAATTTTAAATACTAAAATTGAATCTTGGAAGTTTGTTAATAGATTTGCTAAGGTTATTTCTACACCTTTAGCAATTAACACTGATATAAAAAAAGGTGACACTATAGTTTTACACCAAAACGTGTTTAGAAGATTCTATAATATGCAAGGTAAACAGACTAATAGTCGTTCTTATTTTAAAGATAACTTATATTTTGCAGCGCTTGATCAAATATATTTGTATAAAAACAAAGACAAATGGGAGAGTTTTGGTGATAGATGCTTTGTAAAACCAATAAAAAATTCTGACAATATAAGAAACAGAAAAGAACAACCTTATGTTGGTATACTAAAAATAGGTAATAATAAGTTAGAAGCATCTAATATTAACTCAGGCGATATGGTTGGATTTAAACCCGGTGCTGAGTGGGAGTTTTTTATAGATGATGAGCGTCTTTATTGTATGAAATCAAATGATATTGTAATTAAATATGGAAACAAAGAAAATAAAAAGGAATATAATCCAAGCTGGGCGTATAGCAGTTGAAGAACTTATTAAAGTAGCTAAGGAACCTATTATTGATTTTGGTCCTGATATTTCTGCAGATAGATTAAAAAACGCAGCTGCAACTAAAAAACTAGCTATCTTTGATGCCTTTGAAATACTGTCTAAAATCAATGAAGAAGAAAACATTATTGAAGGTAAAGTAGAACAAGAAACTAAAAAACCAAAAGAATTTAAAGGTTTTGCAGAAGGGAGGTCTAAATAATGTATCAGCAAAGTTTATATAAAATATTAGATAATCACATTAAACCTAAAATACTTAAAAAAAATAATAAGTATAAGAAATGGGAGTATGGTTATAATATAGAACACGATATTGTAATTATAAGTAGAACAGGTGAGATAAGTGACGTTGTAGAAATACAAAATTTAAAAATAGCCTTACCAAAAGCTAATGATATTTGTAAATTTAAATCTGATAGATTTGAATACAAACCTTTGCCAAAAGAATTAAAAAGAATTAAAACAATATTTGATTGGGAGGAATATCCGTTAGATTTTAAGGAAACATGGTATGATTACATTGATAAAGAATTTGCTCGTAGAGAAGAAGGTTTTTGGTTTTATAACAAAGACAACCCTACTTACATTACTGGCACTCATTATATGTACTTGCAGTGGAGTAAAATTGACGTTGGGAAGCCAGACTTTCGAGAGTCAAATAGATTATTCTTCATTTTCTGGGAAGCTTGCAAGGCAGATTCACGATCCTATGGGATGTGTTACCTTAAGAACCGTAGATCTGGTTTCTCTTTCATGGCCTCAGGAGAGGTGGTTAATTTGGCGACCATATCCTCGGACTCGAGATATGGAATTTTATCTAAATCTGGGCCTGATGCCAAGACGATGTTTACCGATAAAGTGGTACCCATATCAGTTAACTATCCCTTCTTTTTCAAACCGATCCAGGACGGTATGGACAGGCCTAAGACCGAGCTCGCCTACCGTGTCCCCGCAAGTAAACTTACCAGACGTAAGCTTACCGCAAACGAAACCGCACCGGACTTACAAGGTCTTGACACGACCATCGATTGGAAAAACACCGGTGATAACTCCTATGATGGGGAGAAACTCAAACTCCTCGTCCACGATGAGAGCGGTAAATGGGAGAGACCGAACAACATCCTTAACAACTGGCGTGTTACGAAAACCACCCTTAGATTAGGTAGTAGAATTATTGGTAAATGCATGATGGGTTCAACTTGTAACTCATTAGACAAAGGTGGTGATAATTTTAAAAAATTATATTATGACTCAGATGTCACGAAAAGAAATGCAAATGGACAGACTCGTTCGGGACTCTATTCTTTGTTCATTCCTATGGAGTGGAATTACGAAGGATACATTGATTCTCATGGAATACCTGTCTTCGACACTCCGACCGACATTATTAAAGGACCGCAAGGAACACCTATAACATTAGGAGTTATAAATTACTGGCAAAACGAAGTTGACGGATTAAAAGATGATCAAGATGCTTTAAATGAATTTTATAGACAGTTTCCTAGAACTGAAGAACACGCGTTCAGAGATGAGGCTAAATCATCATTGTTTAATCTTACAAAGATATATGAGCAAATCGATTGGAACGCTGATCTAAAACACTCACCGATGGTTACTCAAGGTAATTTTCAGTGGTTAGGAGGAATAAAAGATACTTCTGTAATTTTTGTACCACAAAATAATGGTAGATTTTTTATATCATGGATACCTAAACAAAAAATGCAAAACAATGTAATTCATAAGTTAGGTAAAAAATATCCAGGAAATGAACACATAGGAGCATTTGGATGTGATAGTTATGATATATCTGGAACAGTAGATAGGAGAGGTTCTAAAGGATCTTTACACGGTTTAACTAAGTTTAGCATGGAAGATGTTCCGGCTAATCATTTTTTCTTAGAATACATAGCTAGACCACAAACTGCAGAAATATTTTTTGAAGATGTGTTAATGGCTTGTATATTTTACGGTATGCCAATATTAGCAGAAAACAATAAACCTAGATTGTTATATCATTTTAAAAGACGAGGTTATAGAGGTTTTGCAATGAATAGACCTGATAAAATATATAACAAACTATCAATTACAGAAAGAGAAATAGGTGGAATACCTAACTCTAGTGAAGATATAAAACAAGCGCACGCTGCTGCTATTGAAAGCTACATAGAAACATATGTGGGTTTTCGCAGTGATAATACTCATGGTGATGTGTATTTTCAAAGAACACTGGAAGATTGGGCTAAGTTTGATATAAACAATAGAACTACTCATGATGCATCTATTAGTTCAGGATTAGCAATAATGGCTTGTAATAAAAATAAATATAGACCTGTTCCAAAAATTGTAAGACAAAATTATAATTTAGGAATAAAAAAATTTGATAATAGTGGGTTGTTATCTAAAATTATAGATTAAATGAAAAGTATATACACGAATGGTAATAGTATTTTTCCTAGCCAAGTAGTTAGTGACGCAGAAAAAGCCAGTTGGGAATATGGTGAGAGAGTTGCTCAAGCTATAGAACAAGAGTGGTTTAGTCAAGGTAGAACAAGTGGTAACAGATACTTGACTACTTGGAATAACTATAATAGATTAAGATTGTACGCGAGAGGTGAACAACCTACTTCAAAATATAAAGACGAATTATCTATTAACGGTGATTTATCTTATTTAAATTTAGACTGGAAACCCGTGCCTATTATTTCAAAATTTGTAGACATACTTACTAATGGTATTTCTAATAAAGAATATGATATAAATGCTTTTGCCCAAGATCCAGCTTCTTTACAAAAAAGAACTAATTACGCAGAGTTATTAGCTCAAGATATATTTGCTAGAGAGACTATGAATAAAATTAACGCTCAATTAGGTGAGAATTTATTCAACACTCAAGTACCAGAAGATCAGATGCCACAAACTCCAGAAGAACTGGAATTACACATGCAGTTGTCTTACAAGCAAAGTGTTGAGATAGCTGAAGAAGAGGTTATTAATCAAGTGTTAGATTATAATAAATGGGAGTTAACAAAACGTAGAATAAATTATGATTTAGTTACGTGTGGAATTGGAGCTGTTAAAACTGATTTTAATATATCTAATGGTATAACTATAGATTATGTAGATCCAGCTTATTTAGTATACTCTTATACAGAAGATCCTAACTTTGAAGATATATATTATGTTGGTGAATTAAAAGCAGTTACGTTACCAGAAATAGCTAAGCAGTTTCCTAATATAGATGATTCTGTTTTAGAAAAAATACAAGAATATCAAGGTGATAAAACATACATGTATGGTTATGGTAATGGTCCATGGGATCAAAACACTATTCCTTTATTATACTTTGAATACAAAACATATACCGATCAAGTTTTTAAAATAAAAGAAACAGATCAAGGTTTAATGAAAGCTATTGAAAAACCAGATACTTTTAATCCACCTGAAAATGATAACTTTGAAAGAGTAGGTAGAACTATTGAAACATTATATAGAGGTGTAAAAGTCTTAGGTACTAATATATTATTAAGATGGGAGTTATGTCCTAACATGACTCGACCAATGGCAGATACTACTAAAGTAGAAATGAATTATGCTATATGTGCACCACGTATGTATAAAGGACGTATTGATTCTACAGTGAGCAGAATAACTGGTTTTGCAGACATGATTCAAATAACTCATTTAAAACTACAACAAGTAGTAGCTAGAATGGTACCAGACGGTGTATTTTTAGATATGGACGGGTTAGCAGAGGTTGATCTTGGTAATGGAACAAACTATAATCCAGCTGAAGCTTTAAATATGTATTTTCAAACTGGTTCTGTTGTAGGTAGATCACTTACTCAAGATGGAGAGTTAAATAGAGGTAAAATACCTGTGCAAGAATTATCTACAGGATCTGGACAAGCTAAAATACAAAGTTTAATATCAACGTATAATTATTATTTACAAATGATAAGAGACGTTACAGGATTAAACGAAGCTAGAGATGGTGCTTTAGCCGATAAAGACACTTTAGTAGGTTTACAAAAAATTGCTGCACAAGCTTCTAATATAGCAACAAAGCATATTAACAATGCTAGTTTGTATTTAACTTTAAGAATGTGTGAAAACATATCTAAAAAAGTTAATGATATGTTAGATTATCCGTTAACGGCAAACGCTTTAAATCAAAGCATTACGGTTTTTAATACTAAAACGCTGCAAGGTTTAGAAGAATTAAATCTACACGATTTTGGTATTTTCTTAGACCTTGAACCAGACGAGGAAGAAAAAGCAAAGCTTGAACAAAACATACAAGTAGCTTTATCAAGTGGTGGTGTAGATTTAGAAGACGCTATTGAGATAAGACAAATACGTAATTTAAAATTAGCTAATCAAATGCTAAAAATGAAGCGTAAGCGTAAGTTGCAAAGAGAAAGACAAATGCAAGCTGAAATGAGTCAACAACAAGCTCAGGCAAATTCTCAAGCATCTCAAGCAGCGGCAGAAGCAGAGGTTCAAAAACAACAAGCTTTAACTAGTGAAAAAGTAAACTTTGAACAAGCTAAGTCTCAGTTTGAAATACAACGTATGCAAACTGAAGCTGAAATTAAACGTCAGTTGATGGCTGAAGAGTTTAATTATCAATTACAATTAGAACAAGTAAAAAATCAACGCGAGTCTAAAAAAGAGCAATCAATTGAAGATCGTAAAGATAAAAGAACAAGAATAGCTGGCACACAACAAAGTCAAATGATAGATCAAAGAAAAAATGATTTATTACCAATTAACTTTGAAGCTCAAAGTGGGCAACAACCAACTATTTAGTATTAATTATTTAATTATATTATATTATGGCAGAAAAAAAAGCGGCCGTAGAGGTCAAGCAAGAAGGTGAATTTACTTTAAAAGGTAAAATAAAACCAAAAAGAAAGGCAAAAGATTTAGGTAAAACTAACACTGAGCCTGTAAAAATGGAGATGAAAAAACCTATAGAACAAAAGGTAGAAACTCCTAAAATTGATTTAACTAAAAAAGAAGACGATGCCGTTCAAGAGCGAAAAACAGAGGAAGTACCTGTGGGCAACGAACCCAAAGTTGGCACAGAAGTGGACAAAGAAGTACGGGTCAGCGATACAGATGCTAATGAAGAATCTCCGCTCCAAGTAATTGAGGAGATAACTGAAGAAGTTAAACCAGTTGAAGTAAAAAAACAAGATACTCCGATAATTAAAATGCCTGAATTACCAGAAAATGTAGAAAAGCTGGTAACATTTATGAATGAAACAGGTGGTACGGTTGAAGATTACGTAGAGCTTAATAAAGATTATACTAAGCTAGACAACGATCAATTGTTGAAAGAGTATTTAAGAAAAACAAAACCTCATTTAGACTCAGAAGACATTAATCTTATAATGGAAGATTATAGTTTTGATGAAGAATTAGATGAGCAAAAAGATATACGAAGAAAAAAATTAGCTTATAAAGAAGCTGTTGCTAACGCTAAAAAAGATTTAGAAAATAAAAAATCTAAATATTATGCTGAAATAAAGCAAAGACCTGGTGTTACGCAAGAGCAACAAAAAGCGATGGATTTTTTTAATCGTTACAATAAACAGCAAGAAAATATAAAGCAGTCTCAGGAAAATTTTAAACAAAAAACTAGCGATTTATTTAATACTAATTTTGAAGGTTTCGATTATACGGTAGGAGATAAAAGATTTAGATATAAGTTAAAAGATCCTAAGGCAACTGCTAATTCACAATCTAATATAGAAAACTTTGTAAACCGATTTTTAGACAAAGATGGAAATATTGGAGATACTGCGGGTTATCATAAAGCTTTATATGCTGCGATGAATGCTGACAAGCTAGCTTCTCATTTTTATGAGCAAGGTAAAGCAGACGGTGTTAAAAACATAGTTAAACAATCTAAAAACCCAGCTACGGATGCGCCAAGGCAAGTTGCCAGCGGGGATGTCTACGTTAGCGGTTTTAAGGTAAAAGCTATTAGTGGAGCAGATTCATCAAAATTAAAAATCAAAAAACGAACATTTAATAATTAAAATTTAAAATTATGGCTTTAAATCCCCAGTTTGGTACTATTGTACCAAGCCAAGTACAAGAAGTCTTACAAACTAACTATTTACAGTGGACTGATCCTGCTGCAGCTGATTTTACATCATTTGCTCAACAGTATTTACCAGAGATCTACGAAGCTGAAGTTGAAAGATATGGTAATAGAACTTTATCTGGATTCTTAAGAATGGTTGGGGCGGAGCTTCCAATGACAAGTGACCAAGTAATCTGGTCTGAACAAAATAGATTACATATTGCATATGATAACTGTACATTTGTTAGTGCTACAGGTATCATTACACTTAACCCAGGTGCTGTTGCAGGAGTAAACAATGTTATTTCTGTAAATGCTACTGTTGTAGTAATGGACGACTTCGGAAACGAAGCTAAAGCTCTTGTTACTGCTAGTACTCCTGGTGCTGCAGGTACAATTACTGTATCCACATACACGGCTGCTAACTTAGCAGGTGCTGGACTAGTTGGTAATGTAAAAGTATTCGTATATGGTTCTGAGTATAGAAAAGGATCTATTACTCCTAACTACGATGCTGCTACACAACCAGATGGATACATTAGTGTTGACCCAGCGTTTACTCAATTTTCTAACCTACCTGTAATTATCAGAAACAAATACGTAGTAAATGGTTCTGATACTGCTCAAATTGGTTGGGTAGAAGTTGCTACTGAAGATGGAACTGGAGGATACTTATGGTATCTAAAGGCTGAATCTGAAACTAGATTAAGATTTGAAGATTATTTAGAAATGATGTGTGTAGAAGGTGAATTAGTTGATGCTGCTGTATCTCCTATCACTGGATTAAAAGGAACTCAAGGTTTATTTGCTGCTATTGAAGATAGAGGTAATGTACAAGTTGGGTTTGCTGCAGCTACAGGTATCAGTGATTTCGATGATATTCTTAGAAACTTAGATACTCAGGGTGCGATTGAAGAGAACATGTTATTCTTAGACAGACAAACTGCTCTTGATTTTGATGATATGCTTGCTGCTATATCAGCTGGATCTGCAGGTGGTACTGCTTTTGGTTTATTTGAAAACTCAGAAGAAATGGCGTTAAACTTAGGTTTTAGCGGTTTCAGAAGAGGTTCATATGACTTTTACAAAACAGATTGGAAATACTTAAACGATGCTTCTACAAGAGGTGCGCAAGTTGGACCAAACTCGATTGAAGGAGTTTTAATTCCAGCTGGTACTACAACTGTTTATGACCAAATTTTAGGAACTAACATCAGAAGACCTTTCTTACACGTAAGATATAGAGCTTCACAAACTGATGATAGAAGAATGAAGTCTTGGTTAACAGGTTCTGTTGGTGGTGCATTTACTAGTGATCTTGATGCTATGGAAGTTAACTTCCTATCAGAAAGATGTTTAGTAACTCAAGCTGCTAACAACTTTGTACTATTCAAAGGAGTGTAATTACTCATGTAATTTTTACCCTCGTTATATTGACGGGGGTAATTATTACTTTTATAAACTATTTAATTATATTATATTATGGCAAAAAAGAAAAAACAAGAAGACGTAGCTGTAGAAGAAGTTGCTGTTGCAACTCAAAAACCTACACCTATAAAACCAGTTAAAAAAGATGACTGGGAAGTAAAAGATAGAACTTATATACTAACTCAAAACAAAGAACCTTTAACGTTTACAATACCTGCTAAACATACTAGAAGACACCCGTTATTATGGTATGATGCAGCAAGTAAAGAACAAAGAGAACTTAGATATGCTACAAACATGTCAAGTCCATTTGTAGATGAGCAAAAAGGTGAAGTAACTTTAGGACATATAACTTTTAGAGATGGTACATTAAATGTTCCAAAAGAAAAAATTGCATTACAAAAACTATTATCTTTATATCACCCAATGAAAACTTTAAGATATAAAGAACATATACCACAACAAATAGCTGATGATCAAATTGAAATTATTGAGTGGGAAATTGAAGCTTTAAATGCTGCTAGAAACATGGACGTTGATATGGCTGAAGCAATAGTAAGAGTAGAGTATGGTTCTAAAGTAAATAAAATGTCTTCAAAAGAACTAAGAAGAGATTTATTACTTTTAGCTAAACAAAACCCTAAGTTATTTTTATCACTAGCCTCTGATGAAAACGTGCAACTAAGAAACTTTGCTATCAACGCTGTTGAAGCTCAGATTATTAGAGTATCACCAGATAATAGATCTGTACATTGGACTAGTAATGATAGAAAGCTTTTAAACGTTCCATTTGATGAAAATCCATATTCAGCAATAGCTGCTTGGTTTAAAACTGATGAAGGAATAGAAGTATTTAAGTCTATAGAAAAAAGACTATAACAATAATAAGGCGGGTTCGCCCGCCTTTTATTAAAATAATAATATAATGATAAACGTAAATTCAGTATATCAAACCGTTTTATTAATACTTAACCAACAACAAAGAGGTTATATAACACCAGATGAGTTTAATAAAATAGGCACACAAGCTCAATTAACTATATTTGAGGCATATGCTAGTGATTTAAATCAACAATATCGCTTACAACAAAATGATACTGAATACTCTAATCGTATAAAAAATATTGAAGAAAAACTACAATTCTTCCAAAGAACAACACCTATTCCTTATGATGGAGTAGTTAGTGGGTTTCCACTATTAGATTTTGGAATTCCTGATGCACCGACTGTATTTGGTACCGCTGACACGTTGTACAGGTTGGGATCTGTATTTTACAGAGATTACGATCTTGGTCAATATGTTCAACCTAATGAGTTAAAACAATTAATTCTTTCTCCTTTAACTCAACCTACAGATAAATTTCCATTATATACTTATGAGAATTATGTTGTAAAAATATATCCACGTTCTATACGTACTGATATAAGTATTTCATATTTAGTTAAACCTAGAGACGTTGTTTGGGGTTTTACATTAGACGCAACAACAGGAGCTTATTTGTATGCAGAAACTTCTTCAATACAATTTGATCTAGATGTGACAGAGCAAGACGAATTAATAATGAGAATATTAGCTTACGCTGGAGTTATAATACAAGATCCAAACATTATACAAACAGCATCGCAAGCCGTAGCTAATCAAGATAATAACGAAAAACAATAAGATATGCCAATGCCAAATGGTGGATTAATCACCGAAACTAATGCACAATATTACGCGGGAGCGCAGGGATTTGTAGTAACAGCGCCTGCTGGTCAAACTGAGTTTACGTTTACATTTGACACGCTGTTAGAATTTGGTTCGTTTGATCCTGCTATACCAGAATATGCTTTAAATAATTTTAAACTATATAGTAGTACAGATGGAATAACTTATACGGAATATATTTTAAACTATAGTGTAAACGCGCAACCAAACAACAATACTATAGTTATATTAGCAGCACCACTTCCTCAAAACAACGTTTTAGTTTGTCAATTAAAAACTATTGATGGTGGAAGTTTTGGTAGTAGAAATGCTTATGGAACTGCTACAGAAGAAAATTACGGTAGTTATGCCTACACAACATTGCAAGATGTAGTAAACAATTTTATTGTTGGTTACGTTGGTCAAGATAAATTAATAGCTAGAGCAAATAGAAGTGATATAATATTTCACGCTAAAAGAGGTTTACAGGAGTTTAGTTATGACACATTAAAATCTATTAAGTCACAAGAGCTAACAGTGCCTCATACTCTTAGCAATGTGTTACCACAAGATTATGTTAATTATGTAAGAGTTTCTAGAATAGATGCTTTAGGTGTAAAAAGAATAATTTATCCCGCAAACAATTTAACCACATCTCCCTATGAAAATCCTGTACAAGATAATTTTGGTAGATTAACTCAAGATAATTTTGAAGATAACTTAGAAGGAACTTCACAAACAGAAAGTAAATGGAAGCAAGGTAACACTAATTTAATTAATGGTTTACCAAATTTTGCTTTATATAATGAAGGTATGGACTGGGCTGGTTACAACTGGGGTTATGGAGGTTTTTGGTATTGGGGTTGGGGCGAGCAATACGGTATGTCACCTCAATATGCTCAATGTAACGGGTGGTTTAATATGAATGCTAGAGAAGGTAAAATATCTTTTTCAAGTAATTTAATAGGCGCTCAAATAGTGTTAGAATACATATCAGATGGACTTGCTTATGATTTAGATAGTAGAATACCTAAAATGGCTGAAGATGCTTTATATTCATATATATCACATGCTATAATTTCTACTAGAATTAATCAACCTGAGTACATAGTACAAAGATTAAAACAAGAAAAAAGTGCAAAACTGAGAAACGCTAAAATTAGATTATCTAATGTAAAACTAGATGAGATAGTTCAGGTTATGCGCGGAAAATCTAAATGGATAAAAAGATAAAACATGCCAAATATAGTTAATACATTTCTAAAGTCTAAAATGAATAAAGACTTAGACAATAGATTAGTACCAAACGGCGAATATAGAGATGCTAATAATCTACAAATAAGTAGATCACAAGGATCTGAAGTAGGAGAGTTTGAGAATATTTTAGGTAACAACGAATTAGCTTATTTATACACTGGTACAATTGGTCAAGATGATTACACTGGTAAAATTATTGGTCAATTTACAAATGAAACTGACAATATAATATATGTGTACAGCGCTGGTTACGATGGTAATGGTAGGTGTCCTAGAGATTTAGTTTTTACTGCTCAAGCTAACACAGCACAAACAAATGTTACCACAATACAATTGTTTACACCAGCAGGGCAAAAAGTAAATGCTATCACGTGTGGTGTAGAAGTTGGTATGTTGTTGTGGGGTGATAATTGGAATGGACAACCTTCCGGTGCTGGAGGTCAAAGAGTTGATCCTATAGTTAGGGGGTTTTCAGCAAGTGGAGAGATTATAATAAGTCAAGCTGTTAGTTTTGCTAATAGTGGAGGAGTTGGTATACCTGGAGACACTATAAATATTGGTTTTACAAATACAATACATGAATATAATATTAATACAGGAATATTAACTCTTTTGGTAAGAGGTTCTTTTTTAAATTTTCATAAAGATTTTAGAATATATGGTATTAATTTAATACAGGATTTACTTTTTTGGACAGATAATCGCAATCAACCAAGAAAAATAAACGTTTCTCTTGCAAATCCAACTTCTTTAATATCACCAATTCATTATATAAATGAAGATCAAATCTCTGTAGCTAAATATTATCCTTATGAAGCTCCTTTAGTTTTACATCAAACAATATTAAACGTAGAGTCAGGAGCTCAAAATATTCCTTTAAAAGGTTATGATTTAACCTGCAAAGCGGGCGCAGATGCTACAACTATAAAAATAGGTGATATAGTTTCAGGTTTTCCTGGTCAAGGAGAAGAAGAATTATGGAATGTAATAGATATAGATGATACGTTAGTTGCACCTGTAATAACAATATATAATAATTTTAAAGATGGTGACATTGCGGCTAATATGCAACCTGGCACTTGGGACGAAGTCACAAAGTTAAAATTAAAGTTTAGTAGTAGCACTATGAAAAACTCAGCCTCTAGATTATTTAAAAGAGGTTTTAATAGTAGTGTTATAAATGCCGCGGGAGCAATTCTTGCTGGTAATGATGTTGAAATTAATTATCCTTTTAATAATACGTCAACAGATCCATCTTCTCAACCATCTCCTAGGGTTGGTGATTTTATAACTAGTGAAACATTGATAAATCCTAGCGGTGTTGTTGGAATAACTATAGCTGACGAGGTAGTTATAACATCTATTGAAAGCTATACTTATGCTTTATCTAAACAAATTGTTATTAGATTAAACAAAGACATTGAAGTTGTAGCTATTGGTGATGATATAAGTGTTGCTGTTAATCCAAACTTTGATGATCAATTTACAGGTGATCCTGATTTAATTGAAGAAAAATTTATAAGATTTAGTTATAGATTTAAATTTGAAGATGATGAGTATTCGCTAGCAGCTCCTTATACACAAATATGCTTTATACCTAGACATGACGGTTATTATGGAGGTGGAAAAAATGAGCAACTACAAGACATGGTTAACAACTATGATTCAAGTATTGTAGAGTGGTTCGTTAATAAGATAGATACAGTAAGTTTAAATTTACCATTACCAGACGGAGGTCAAACTCCTTCAGAAGCAATATCAACATTGATAGATGGTTATAAAGTAAAAGAGATTGAAATACTATACAAAGAATCAGATGCGTTATCTACTAAAATTTTAGAAGTTATAGATATTAATACTGCTTCTTCTTCGTTTGTAAAAGAAATACCAATCACAAGTGCTGGAATTGGCCCACAATGGTTTTACGAATTTGACTATAAGTCTATAAAACCTTATAGAACTTTACCTACAAGTGAGCAAAATAGAGTTTACGACAATGTTCCTTTAAAAGCTTTAGGCCAAGAAATTTCTGCAAATAGAGTTATATACGGTAATTTCTTACAAAAACACACACCACCAACAGGTTTAAATTATGAAGTTGTGCAGGCAGATAAGTCTGTTAACAACGATAATTATGCTCAATATCCTAACCATTCTGTTAAGCAAAATAGAAATTATCAAGTTGGTTTTGTTTTAGCTGATAGGTATGGTAGAGCTTCTAGTGTAGTTTTATCTACTAATGATAGCAATCCAGCTCTTTCTGGTTCAACTATATACGTTCCTTATAAATCATGGAGCGATGTTGGTGGTCCAGAATCTAACGTTGCAACTGGCGTTACAAGTTCTTTAGAGAGTGTATATTCTTGGTTAGGAAACGCTTTAAGAGTAAAATTAAATAGTGGTGTAAATCAATTAACTAATAATGAACTAACAGGTGAACCTGGTTTATATAAATCAGAGCAAGATACAAGTGTAGATAATTTAACTATAAATTCTGGCGGCGCTGGTTATGCGGTGGGAGATGGAATATCGTTTACATATGATCCTTTTATTGGTCTTGGAGCAGGTAGTGGTTTAAAAGCAGAGGTTGTAAGTGAAACCGCTGGTGTCGTGACTGGTTTACAAATTACCGATAGAGGTAGCGATTATTATAATGGTCAACAATTAGAGGATGCGGTAAATGGATGTATAGTAACAATAGATGTTTTTGACGCAAACCCTACTGGTTGGCAATCATATAAATTAGTTGTTAAACAACAAGAACAAGATTATTATAATGTATACTTACCGGGTTATGTCTCAGGTTATCCTGTAACGCTTGCTAAAGAGTTAGGTAGAGTAGCTTTTGCTGTTTTACTAGGAGATAATATAAATAAAATACCTAGAGATTTAAATGAAGTAGGTCCTTTACAAACAGAGTTTTCTACTTCTATTAAATTGTTTGGTAGAGTAAACAACCCTAATATAAACAACACAAATAAAGGTGGTCTTAATTACTACTATGTAAACAGAGAATATCCTTGGAATACACAGTATTTTCCAGGTAGAATAAATGATGAAGCTGTAACTGTTGGTGCTGTTGGGCAAGGTGGTTTAGAATTAGCTAATTCACCGTTTGTAAATGGAACAAGTAGTGGTGGTTCTGCGCAAAAAGGAGCGTTTAGCAATGTTGTCACCTCTGTTCCTACAGGACCATTTATACCATGGGGAATACCTGGTGCCGAACAAAATTTTTATAACGTAGAGCAAAACCCTTTAGCTGTAGGTTTAAAAGTTGGTGCAGAAGATCCTCAACCTCAGTTGCAACAACCAGGTTCTCCACAATTAAATACATTAGGAGCAAAGGTAACAGGTATTGCTGTTCCTCCTGCGCTTACTGAAGTTGCTAACATGATACCTTTTTTAAGTGTTTCAGAAACTTTACCAGTAGAAAGTCAGTTAGAAATATTTTATGAATCATCTACATCTGGAAATTTTGTAGATTTAAATAGAGAAGTTACAGCAGGTTATGGTGGTATTACTAGCGCAACAGTAGTTAGTGCTAGTTTTGACGAAGACGAACCATCAGGCACTACAATAATCACCGCGTTTAGTTTTACTGATTCAGCAGGTAACGAATTGACATTACAAGGAGTTCCTGCAATAACAGCTATAACGGACGGTAACGGTACTGCATTACCAGGTATATTTAACATTGTACAAAATGGAGGTACTCCTTTAGACTTTGATATTCAAACAAATCAACTATTTGCTTTCCTAGCTCCATCAGGAGCGCTTCTAGGTAGCAATAAGTTTTTTATAAGCTTTACAACAACTTATAACAATGGTGTTGAAACTTTTGTAGATAACCTACCAAACTTAATTGAAATTAATTTAAATAATATTAAACCAAGCATTGGTGGTTTTACACCAGCCTATGGTGTTGATGCAGGTGTAGAATTAGCTTGTGGTGCAGTAGGTGGAGCAACAGGTTATGACCCAACTATGACGGGTATATTAGGTCAGTTCACTAATGGAGTTAATGGTAGTGCTGATCCAACTCAAAACACAGATGAATTGTGTTGGTCTTTAACCGTTGACGCTGAACCAGTAGGTAGCACAGCTAATTTCAAAATTGATCAATGTACTGGTGAACTAGAAATAACAGGTGGTACAGCTGTAAATGGTGATTACGACTTTACCGCAACATTAACAGACGCGGCTCCTGGATGTCCAACATGCACTCCTTCTGCTGAAAGTTTAACAGAGACTTGTAGTGCTAGATTAGTTTATGGCACACCACCAACAAATCAAGCAATTTGTTTTGGTCCAACTAACCAAATGGCTGGTAGTACTTTAAGCACTTTAAATACTACTTGTAATACAAATACAGGTAGTGGTACTTGTACGGGTGGTCAATTACAAGTTTTTTTTACAAATAGTAGCGCGTCCGGCGCAACAGCTTCAAGTCTTGCAAGTTACATAGCTGCAAGTGTAGACCCTTCAGCTCCTGGAGGTAGTGGTTATAATTTCAACGGTGGTCTTTCGGTTGGTACGTATTTACAAACATATAATGTACTATCTGAGGCTAAATTTGGAGCTCAAAAACATACATGCACAATTTTACCAGACCCTCCATTTACGCCTAATTTTCAAGGTGGAGATTTAACTCAAGGGGTAATGGCTATAGAAGTTATTTTAGAAAAATTTGCTTATCCTTTTGCAGGTCTTAGTCAAAATTTTGACACAGATTATTTAATAGTTTATAGACCTACTTCAAGTGATCCTTGGGTTCCAGCAACGTATACAGCATCTTATGATAACAACGGGGGTTCTGGACCAAACCCAGTTGCCTCAGGATCTGGTGTTGTTAATAGTTTTAGTAGTTTAAGTCCTTTAAACACTAACAATACAAACACTATTCATATAGTAAGATATGATTTCAATCAATTAGGCGAATATGCAGTTAGAAATAATGGTATAAGAGGTGTTGGTTGTAACACTGGTTGTGCTGAAATTGAGTTTAGAGTCAACTTTTATGACGCAACTCAATTTCCTTATGACACGTCAGTAACAGGTGATGCTAGATTTAACAGTGGTCCTCCATCGGCAGCTTGTCTTGACTGTAACGGAGCGCTGTAATAATCGAATAAAACAAGTAATAATAAACATATGGCAGTTACCTTAGAATTATCCTATTTTAATACATTCTGGTTGAAAAGATTAAAAAACTTTACTCAATACCAAGAAAGACAAGCAGATGGTACGGTAGACGTTGAAAGCGGTGGTACTACAGTAGGAACACCAGATATAACTACTGGAGCAGGTTATATAGACACAAATGTTTATGAAGACTGGTTTGTTGAAGAATCAAGAATAGAAGGTGGTTTTAATAATACAACTGTAGATTTTGGTAATAAAGCATACATTGTAGAAGAAGAAGAAAAGCAAATTAGAAGAAAAAATGCTTTAATATATTCTGGTATTTATAATGCTAAAAATGGTATTAATAATAGTAATCAATTTCCAATAGGAGAAGATATAACTAGATCCGTTGATCCTTCCTCAGGAAGTATTCAAAAACTTTATGCAGAAAATACAAATCTACTTATACTACAAGAAAGAAAAGTTAATAGAGCTCCTATAGATAAAGATGTTATATTCACTCAAGAAGGTCAACCAGTGACTGCTAATAGTACAAAAGTTATTGGAACTCCTAGCGCTTTTGAAGGTAATTTTGGTATATCAAGAGACCCAGGTTCGTTTGCTGTTTATGGTTATAATAAATATTTTACAGACAAAGACCGTTCAGTTGTTATGCAATTAGGACCAAACGGTTTAAATCCTATTTCTAACTACGGCATGATAGATTATTTTAGAGACAAGCTAAATATAGGTGGTGAAATAACCGGTGGATACGATGTCTTTAATAAAAACTATGTACTAACAATTAATGAAACAAGTGGAGCAGCTACAACAGTTGTATTTGATGATTTGATTAATGGGTGGGTAAGTTTTATGGAGTATACGCCTCAGTTAATGACTAGTTCTCAAGGTGAATACTATACTTTTAAAAATAATGGGATTTGGCAACATTATGTAGGTCCAGAATATAATTTATTTTATGAAAAGAAAGTACAATCTAGTGTTCAGTTTATTTTTAATCCAGATCCTACGCGTACTAAAACTTTTAAAACTTTAAATTATACAGGGAGTAACGGTTGGAGCGCCACAACATTAACTAATGAATATACCGGTATTGATGATAATCCTCAACAACCAGCATTAGGTGAAACTTCTTATACAGATTCTGGTCAAACTATATTAAGCTACGATGAGGGTTATTACGTAAGCGGAAGTACTCAATATAGAGCTGGTTTTAATAGAAAACAAAACGTTTACTACGCGGCTATAAAAGATTTATCTCCAGCAAGACCTCAACAAGTAGTTATAGGTAATATAGATGCTGGTGGAACAGTAGTAGGATCAGGAACTACTGGAATTAAAGGACAGTATTTAAATGTAATATTTACTCAATCAGTATCAACAGGAAGAAATCCCGTTCAATTATTTAGCGTAGGAGCAGAATACAATAATAGATAATTATATGAAATTTAATGTAAAAAACTTAACAGAGAGTGATTATGCAACTCTTGTTGAGTGGTGGGATTGGTGGCCTGGATGGGTTGCACCACCTAAAACTTTTTTACCGGAAACAGGTTTAATGGTAACTAAAGGTGATAAAAATATAGCTGCATGTTATTATTATTTAACTAATTCAAAAGCGGCTTTTATTGAATGGATAGTTTCTAATCCACAATATAGAGATAAAGATAGAAAACAAGCTTTAGGTACATTAATAACTGTAGCTGAACAAGTTTTAAAAAAATTAGGTGTTGTTCACGTTATGACTATGAGCAGACACCCGAGTTTATTAAAAATACATGAAGAGTTAGGTTGGACCATAGATCCAAAACCTTCTCATGAAATAATTAAAAATTTATAATATGGCAGCAATAGCAGCAGTCGTCGGTGGAGTAGCAAAGGCAGTAGGTGGAGCAGTTCAAGCAGGACAAGCTCATAAAGCTATGCGTAGTGCTCGTAATGCTAAAAACGAAGCTAAGTATAAAATGGAACAAGCTATAAACGATAGAAGAGATATAACAAATCCTTACGCGGGTGTTACAGATCTATCAGGATTAGCTAGTGACTTATCTTCACAAATATCAAATCCATTTAATAATCTAACTGTATCTACAGCAGCGGCGGAGATGCAAGCTGAAGAATCAGATATAGCTTTAGCAAATACATTAGATACTTTAGAACAAACAGGAGCTAGTGCAGGTGGAGCTACAGCTTTAGCAATGGCTGCTTTAAAATCTAAAAAAGACGTTGCAACTAGTATATCAGAGCAAGAAGCTGCTAATTCAATTAAAAGAGCAGAAGGCGAGCAAGAAGCGCAACGAAAACAAGTAGAAGCAAAACAAAAATATCAAGATACTTTAATAGATCAAGGACAAAGAGTTCAAGATTCTGAAATTGCTGGTGAAATATTTCAATACCAAGCACATGAGGCTAGATCTAATGCAGATATAGAAAGATACCAAGGTATGTATTCAGGTTTTGCAAAGCAACAGTCACAAGCAAAATTAGCTAGAGGAGCGGCAACTGCTAGTATGATTGGAGGAATAGGCGATATTGCCGGAGGTTTACTATCATCTGATGAATAAAAATTTAAAAATGAATAAATTAATACAAGCACATAATGAAAAAATGAATCGATTGGTTAACGTTTCCTCTATAAGACGCGTTAATGAATTAGATTTTTTTACTGAATGCAGCATTAGGTATCAAAAATATTTAAATGCACCTTTAGCTTTAAACCCACATGAAGGCAAAAAATTATCTGATATTATAAAACAAGATTTTATTCAACAGGCTCAAGATCAAGAGTTTGGCGTTATTTTGAGATCTACTAGATTAGCTACTGACATTAAAAACATGAGTCAACAGCAGGTTAAAGAAGATAAAAAATATATAGATCAATATTTTAGTAGGTTAGATCAAATACAAAAACTTGGAGGTTATTTAATTGTAGCAGTAGAAGAATTAAGCGTTGATAAACTACCTGAGTTTATAGCTAATTATAGAAATGTAAACATAAACGGTACTGATGAAAAATCCAAAGATAGAAACATGTTTATGTTGGCTGCTTGGGCTAATTTATTTGATTATTTTGCAGATGTAAAAGTTGAAAAAGGTTATACATTTAGAAAAACTAATAATAGTGAAATAGCTGTTTTAACACAAAGAATTAAATTCTTAATAGAAGGTAAAACTTTTAAAAAATATTTACACAAAAAAGATTATATAGTAAATGATTTCTTAAACAACAACAATATTGTTTATGATGAAATGGGTAGAGCTTATTATAGTATATATGGAGAAGTAGATAGCAGCCAAGTTGGTAATGGAGATTTAATAGACTTGTATTTAAGTGATGTACCAGATTCAATGGATTTAGGTGAAACTTTTGAAAACGGTGGTATTATGAGAAATTCTACGTTACAACCTCAGTATTTTTTAGGGGGTACTATTCCATCAAACGATACTGATGATCTTAGTCAAGATACTTCTATAAAGATACCTATGTATAATATTAAAAATGATAAGCTAGTTAGGTTTTTTGTAAAACCAGTAAACACCGTGGCTATAAATAAAACACCAGCTTACAACTCAGAAGTTAATTCACATTTAGCCGGTTTATTTGCTGTAGCAAGTGGTGATATATCTGTTTTATCAGGTTATACAAATAAAAGACTAGGGATTGATTTACCTTTAGGTATGAATGAAATTGTTGGAGAAGATCTAGAGGCTATGTATGAAATGCTTTCTCCAGAGGGTAAAGTTGGTTTTGTGGGTAACAGATATATGTTTAATACTTCTGGTTTAGATAAGAAAAAAATAAGTTTAGTTGATGCTCAAAAAGCGTTTTTAATGGATTTAGTTTTAGATTCTAATCTAGATATTAAGTTAGTGCAAGAAAATGTACCAGGACAACCTCAAATGATTAAAGAAGTGTTAAGAGATGATAGCCCACAAGGTTTGGATTTAATAAAAGCGTTAAATGATAACGAAATGCCTATACCTGAATATTATAAAAACATGTTAGGCGTGATTGAATGGCAGGCTGGCATGCCAGTATATTTACAAAAATTACCAGAAGAAACTACAAGTTTACCGTCAGAAAGAAATGAGCAAGTAAACAAATTTGTTGAAAAATATTCTTAATAAAATTATATGAATAATATTAATGAAATACTAGGAGAATTTGATCCTAGTTTATTATTTACAACACCTACTGATGAAGAGAAAAGTAACACTGAAGTCATTGATGCAAGCAACGACGTTGATGGTGATACAATGGGTACTACTATTCCTGCGCCTGAAAATATAACAACAAACGTAGAGGTTGGTAACACTGATATTGAAACGGTTCAACCACCAGTGACAACAGATGAGCAAAACGAAAAGATACAAAAAGATATAAACAAGGAAGTAGAGGTTCAACCTTGGGATAATATAGAATTAATCACAGAAAATTCTACGGTTGATAATAGTGACTCTTATTTTACTCAACAAACTGTTCAAGATTTACAAAAAAAAATAAATAAACTTTCTGGCAAAAACGCTTTTGAAGATTTAGAAGGTGATGAAATAGAAAAGCAAAATAATATAAACCTTATTGAACAAGGCTTAGATCCAAGCTTTGATATAGACGATGTAAACACCTGGTTTTTAACAGCTGAAGAACAAAAAAGACGACTAGACACTCATAAAATGGTGGTGCCTGTAAGAAATGATAAGTTCAAGACAGCCACAGATCTTGTAAATTCAATAACCAGTGAAACCTCTGAAGAAGAAAAAGAAGAAATATTAAATCAAGCTACAACAATAGTTAGAACGCTAGACAAAAAGTATGGTGAGATTCAAGGAGACGCAAATGCTCAAACAGCAAAAATATTAGAACCCTCATATAATGGTAGTACAGACTTTACCAATGAAGATGATGTTTTAGCTTTTTATGAAAACGCTTTTAAAACAGTTGTAGATAAAGATAAAGCTTTAACTGATATACAAGATGTTATATTAAAAGAAAACGAAGAATTGTTATTAGAAAAACAAGCACAACTGCAAGCTTCTTTAAGTCAATACCAATCTTATCAATTTGAAGAAAATTACTTTACAGGTATAAGCAGAGCTTTAACAGGTAAAGGTATAGAGCATGACTCTTTTATATTTAGTCCTCAACAAGAAGAACAAGAAGCTTCTTTGCTTTTAGCTAATAAAGAATACACAGATTTTGTTAATAACTTAATTACATCAGATCCTAGATTTAAAGAAAGAATTACAATTCTAAATGAAAGCGTAGCTCAGTCTATAGATCCACAAATAACAGCTGCTATGCAGGCTCAACAAGATAAATTAACAGAAGAACAAAAAGCAGCGATCAGAGCAAGAAGACTAAACTCTAGTATAATTGGCGCTACAAGTAAGTTTGATGATTTAGGACTTAATTTTAGTGTTGATGGTTTAAAGTCTTATGTAAGTGGAAGCAACTCTTTAAGCCCATTTAATCCATACAGGATAGTTGAAAATATTTTGGGTTATGAGACAATGTCTTTAAGCAACAGCTTGTACACAGGTATTAGTAATATAAACTTAGACGACAGTACAGGTCTTATTCTTATGAATAAACTATTAGACGATCAAGATCGATATGATTCGTTTGTAATGGATGAAGACGAATATAATAATAGAATAAATAAAAGAGAGCACACTGGAGCTACAGCTGCTAATAAATTTTATTTAAGATCTAAGAAAAGATTATTACCAGAAGGTGACCAATCTTTAGTTTACTGGGACAACAAAAGAGGAGAAATAGTTACTTATATAAGTAATTATTCTGACGGTAAACAAATATATACAGGTGTAAGCGCTTTAGGAAACTCGTTTAAAAAACCTAGTGAAAATTACATAAAAAGTATTGAAGATAAAAACGGTTGGAAATTAATGACTTTTGCAGAAGCTAAAGATTTAATGAAAGCTAAAAATAATGATTTAAGTAATCAAGTAATGGATCACATGGTTGGTATCATGCAGAAAGAGCATGAAGCTGAGTTGTTTTCTGAAGAACAGTTTACTGACTTTTTATCAAACGTAATGTCTGGTAATGTAGCTGATGCTCTTAGGTTTATTCCTAAAACTATTTTAAAGCAAGTTCCTTACATGGCAGCTAACCTTTTCTCTGCAGGAACGTATACTTTATTTCAAGAAGGTGGTAATTTAACTTTTGACTTAATACAAAATGCCGCAGCTGCTGATTTAGGTATTGATGTTAACGATTTAACAACAGAGCAGATGTTAAGTTATATGGAAAATAATGACGATGCTGTTAGCAATAAGATAATGGTAGGTGTCACAGGTGGTGCCGCAATAGCTGGTTTAGAAAGAGCTGGTATTGGGTATATGATAAAGTCTATGGATTTTGCTAAGTCTGGTTTTTCACAATTATTAAAAGGAAATGTAAGAAAAGCTTTATCACAAAGTAAGAAGGTTCTTGCTAATCAAGTAAAAACTGGATTAAATGAAAGTTTAACTGAAGGTTTACAAACAGGCGTAGATCAAATTATAACAGGTAGATTTGATCCTATGGAATACGTAAACTCTATGGGTGAAGGATTTATAGGAGGTGTTGCTTTACCTATTGGTGGTGCTTTTGTTTCTTCTACTATAAATAGAATACAAAATTTAGCAAAAAATACAAGGTTAAATATTAGAGATCCTAAGTTTTACGAAAAAGCAAACAAGGTATACGAACTAGCTAGAACTGATTTAGACGCTAAATTAAAAGCGGGAACTATAACTGAAGTAGAATATGATAAACAATTAAATCAAGTTTCTGGAGACAGAGACGCTTTGTTAAAAATACCTAAACATTTTACAGTTGAAGCTAAGCAAGAAAGTTTTGAGCTGTTTAAAGAACTAACAACATTAAGAGATGCTGTGGCCAAAAGCGAGCCTTCTATGGTAGAAAGCGAAACTGCAAGAATAAAAGATATTGAAGCTCGACTTAAAGAGCTAAGTGCTGAGCAAGGTTTAATAAAACAAATAGGTCAAGTAGAAGGATTAATTGATCCTAATGGTAATCTATCAATGAGATCTTTTGATACAACTATAGAGGCAGATGCTTTTATTGAAGAACAAAATGAAACAGGTAATTGGGATAGTACAGCTTCTAGCGATGGTAATGGAACTATATTACAAAACAAAGAAACCGGTCAACAATTAATTATAGTAGATAAACAAAACTCTGCTAAAGTTTTAGATATAGCAGTAGCAGATCATGAGTTTTTACATGCGTTAATGTTCCAAACAGTTAAAGACAACCCTGCGGCTCAACAAGCTCTGGGGTCTTCTCTTTTATCTTATATAGAAAAAATTGATGCTGATGGATTAATGTCAGATAATTTAAAAGAAAGATATAAAGTATATAAAAACAAACCTATAAACGATCAATACGAAGAAGCTCTTAATTTCTTAGCTGACGCTTTTATTAATGAAGAAATAGCTGTTAACGATGGTATTCTTGATAAGTTAGGTAGAATGGTTAGAAACTTGCTAGGAACTCTAGGCGTACCCGTTAAGTTTAACAGTGGTCAAGATGTTTATAATTTTGTAAAAGATTATGCAGTAGCTAGAAAAAAAGGTAAAGGATTAAATAAATCTCAAAGAAAACTGTTAACCACAAGTGCTATTGTAGGTAAAGATTTAGGCAAAGGTGTAACAAGTCAAATAAGTGATATAATAAAAAACCAATCTGGTGATATAAACATTGGCAAACAGAGTAAAAGAACTGCTCAAGAATTAATGTTACAATATCAAGAACTTGGCACTGAAATGAATATTGATTTGCAAGAAGATTTAATAAGTCAATATTATTCTTTAGGTTTAAAAGCTATGGGTTATGATAGAGCCGCTGGAGATATAAAAACAGATGAAGCTTTAAACTTTTTAAATAGTGAATTTCCTAGTATTGCTCGTAATTATAATTCAGCTGATGGATCTTTAAGTAATTACATGAGAAACACTATTGGCCCAAGAGGTAAAGGATTTTTTCAAACTGAAATAGAAAGAAAGAAAAGAACTGTAAGTAAAGAAAAACTTGAAGATAAAGGTAGACAAATAGTAGATACAGATACGCAAGTTGATTTTGATCAACGTGTTAAAGAAGATATAGGTAGAGCTAAAGTATATCCATCATCTATAAAGGTTATAGAAAACAATATAACAAGTGAAGTAAGAGCAGAGCAAACTACTAATATTAAAGATGATATAAATAGAGCTATAGCTAGTGATAAAACAAATCCTAAGCAAACAGCTAAAGCTATTATTGAGCAGACTAAAACTAAAGAGTATAGATCTTCTATTAAAAAAGCTTTAGGAAAGTGGAATAGTGATCAGTATAATAACAATGTTGATAATCTTATTACTAGGTCGTTTATTAAAACATTGCCAATAGCTCAAATAAAAAGAAGGTTTGGTAAGTTATTTAATATAAAAGAAATAGATAGAGTACCAACTGTTAAAATTGAAAACGGTAAACGTACTGATTTTAAAAAGCCAGTTTATTTAATACCTGAAATTACAACTGAAAAATTAAATGAAATAAAAAATTATTTCAAAGCAGGAGAAAAAAGACACCAATCACTTATGAGTTTAATTGCTGAAGGCGTAGCGGTTGAGCAAATGGAAGAAATAAAAAGTGATAAAGATTTCATGAATGACCTACAAAGTAGATTAGAAATTAAAAACTCTAATCTTACGGCTGATCAATTTATAGACGAAGTTATTTTTAATATTGATAAAAGAAACTTAGAAGATAAATCTTTTGACATAGCTAAAGCTAGTACTAGATCTAAACCTGTTTCAAAAGTTAGTAAAAATTATAGTAAAGTAGTTAAAGCTAGTATTGCAAAACAATTGCAAGATTATGATTTAAAGCTATATCCAACATTTGAAAATAAATTTTTACATGATAAGATGAGTGCTGATCAAGTAAAAGGAAGAAACGAAAGTGTAATTAGAAGTTTGCCTGAACTTGGTTTAGACTTTTTTGAATATATATCTTCTAGAGGTGATGAAGCTTACGCTCCTGGTATCGCTAATAGCAGTAGAAGTATATTTAATAAAAAAGGAAACGTAAACGAATTAAGAGATTTAATTAACGCTCCTTTATCTGGTGAGTTTATTAAAAATAATCCTTCGTATGTAAAAAAATATACAAAAACTGTTAACGGTGAAGTGTATTTAGATAAAGATAAGTTACGAGTTGGCACTGTTTTAAGCGCTAATGACATGAAGATAATAAGAGAAGCTGAAGCTAATCAATCTTCTTACGCTAATTTAAGTCCAGAAAAAAGAATAGATAGATTAAAAGATCCAAATTTTAGAAATAATCAAGCAGAAAAAACTAATATATTAAAGAAAATACTCAATGTTATAAGTAAAGACGTAAGAGTAGACAAAAAAATAGTACCGGCTAGAATGGAATTTTGGGCAACTTGGATAAATAGTCAAGTTAATAATTCAAAACATCCAATTAGAGTTTTAGCTCCTATTGAATTCTTTTCTTTATCTAAAATACCAAAACGTAGCACGGTTGAAGGATATAAATTAAATAAAAAAGGTGAAGTAATTTCTGTAGATATTTTAAACTATGTTGCAGAACATTTAATGCCAGCTAATAACACAGCTAAAATAGCTGTTGATCTTATATACAACAACACTGTTAACAAAGATTTTAGTCTTATAAAAGATAATTATGTTCAAGGTCAATTATTAAAAACAGACGACAACTACGTAAATGATAAAAACATAGGTGAAGGTGGTTTTAAATCTCAATTTCCTAGTGAGTTTTGGAATATGGACAAACCAAATGTTTGGGTTAGATATTTATTAGGTAATCCTAATATAAATCTAAATGAATACGTTACTTATAAAAACGGTAAAGTAATGACTATTGCTGAAAGTTTAGGATTACCTTTAGGTAACTTAGAAAACAATCCTGACAACGTTCAGTTTCAAAATAAATTACTTAAAGAAATTTTATTAGAAAACAAAAGTGTTAAAAGTGCTCAAGCAGAATTTAAAACCGCTGCGCCAACTAACGCTAAACAAAGTAAAAGAGTTAAGATAAATAAGAAAACTTTATTTCCACTTATAAACGCTAATGGAACTACAGAGTCTTCTATTGAGGCGATGGGTGGCGCTGATAAAGCTGCTGAACTGGCTAGAGCTTTAGATACACCTTCAAAAGGTATTAGCGTGTTTGATTTTGACGACACGCTAGCTTACAGCAATAGTAAGGTTATTGTTAAAATGGAAGATGGAACTACAAGAAAAATAACACCGGCTGAGTTTGCTAGTGAAGCAGAAACGTTGGAACAAAACGGTGCTGAATTTAATTTTGATGAATTTAACAAAGTTGTTGATGGTAAAAAAGGACCATTAGCTGATCTAGCTTTAAAACGTCAAGACAAGTTTGGTAGTGGAGATATATTTGTATTAACAGCAAGACCACAAGCTTCTGCTGAAAGTATTAAAATGTTTTTAGATGGTATTGGTTTAAACTTACCTATTGAAAATATAACTGGCTTAGAAAATGGATCAGCTGATGCAAAAGCTTTATGGGTGTTGGATAAAGCAGCAAAAGGTTATAATAACTTTTATTTTGCAGACGATGCTATAGCTAATGTTCAAGCTGTTAAAAATATACTTGACCAAATAGATGTTAAGTCAAAAGTTCAAATAGCTAAACAAAGTAAAAGAGAAAGAATAAGTAAAGAGTTTAATGTTATTATAGAACAACAAAGTGGTAAAGAATGGTTTAAAACTTATTCTACAGCTAGAGCTAAAGTTCAAGGTAAAGCAAAGAATAAATTTGAATTTTTTATTCCTCCATCAGCAGAAGATTTTGTAGGTTTAATGTATAAAATTTTACCTAAAGGAAAAAATGGTGATAGAGCTTTGGTTTGGATAAAAGAAAATCTTTTAGATCCATATAATAAAGCTGAACAAGAAGTTATTGCAGCAAAAATATCTGTTGCTAATGATTTTAATGAGCTAAGAAAAAGTATAGATAATATTCCTAAAAACTTACAAAAACAAGCTGGATATAGTAATTTTACATGGTCTCAAGCTTTACGCGTGTACATGTGGAATATGCAGGACATGGATATACCAGGATTATCTGTAAGAGATAAAAATGCTTTAGTAAAACTTATTGAAGATAAGGTAGATATGAAAGTGTTTGCTGAAAAAATAATTTTCATACAAAAAGATAAAGAATATCCTGCGCCTTCAAGTAATTGGGTTGGTGGTAGTATTACTAGTGATATAATAAATAGTATACAAAAAACTTTTAGAAAACAAACTTTACAACCTTGGCAAGAAAATGTTGATGCTATATTTTCTGAAGACAACATTAATAAATTAGAGGCGTTATACGGTTCTAATTATATAACAGCTTTAAAAAATATTCTTAATAGAATGAAACGTGGTAACAACAGGCCTGTAAGTTCTAGTAAACAAGTTGAAAACGTTATTGATTGGCTTAACAATTCTGTAGGTACTATAATGTTCTTGAATAGAAAATCAGCTTTGTTGCAGCTTATATCTTCTGTTAATTTTATTAATTGGTCTGATAATAATATTGTAGCCGCTGGTAAAGCTTTTGCTAACCAACCTCAATATTGGAAAGACGTTATGTATTTAATGAACTCTGATTATTTAGTTCAAAGACGTAATGGTATGAAGATCAATGTAGCTGAATCAGAAATAGCTGATGCTTCAAAAAAAGGTGGATTAAAAGGAGTAATAGCTTATTTATTAAATAAAGGATTTGTATTCACAAGAATAGCAGATAGTTTAGCTATTGCTACTGGTGGTGCAACTTTTTATAGAAATAGAGTAAATGCGCTGCAAAAACAAGTAAATATAGATACAGGTAAACCTTATACTGAATCTGAAGCAAGTACTAAAGCTTTTGATGATTTTTATCAAATATCTGAAGAAAGTCAACAGTCAAGTAGAGCCGATAGAATATCAATGCAGCAAGCTAGTGGATTAGGTAGATTAGTATTAAACTTTGCTAACACACCTATGCAATACGCTAGAATTATAAAAAAATCAACTAAAGATTTATTAGCTGGTAGAGGTGATTGGAAAACTAATTTAAGTAAAATAGTATATTACGGAGCTGTTCAAAACTTAATATTTAGCGCTTTACAAGCTGCGGTATTTACTCTTTTATTTGATGAAGAAGAAGAAAAGAAAGACAGAACAATTTCAGATAAAGCAGAAGGTATAGGTTTTAGTATGTTAAGCTCGTTGTTAAGAGGTTTAGGATATGGTGGTGCTTTAGTAGACACAATCGTAGCAGTAAGTAGAGAAGTAGCGGTACAATCAAATAAAAAATCACCAGATTTTGAAGAAGCTGTGTGGAGTGTGTTTGATTTTTCACCAGCTATAGATTCTAAAGTAAGAAAACTTAGAAGCGCTGCTAATACTTTTAAGTATAATAAAAAAGAAATTGCAAGAAGAGGGTTTAATTTAGAAAATCCAGCTTATTTAGCTTTAGGTCAAATTGTATCGTCTACATTTAACGTACCTTTAGATAGAGCTTTACGTATGGCAATGACTTTAAAACAAGCTTCGGATCAAGACGTTGCTCTTTGGCAAAGAATAGCTTTGTTAGCTGGTTACAGTAGTTGGTCTGTTAATTTACCATATTGGGGAACTACAACTACTATTGAAAGAGAAACTAAGGAAGATGAAGAGATAAAAACAAAATACAAAAAAGAAGCTATTAGATTAAAAAAAATAGGTTACAAAAGGATACCAATGACTAAAGGTAAACCAAAAGGTAAACTAAATGTTGATTTTATAGAGGTAGCAAGACCTACCGGTAGCATTGAATATTGGTTAACTCCAGTTAAAAACAATTAAAACTAACGATATGAAAAATAAAAAAAATACTTGCCCTGTTTGTAATGGTTATTGCGGTATTTGCTAATTAATAAATAAAAATAAATATGAGTAATTTTAAAAGTCCATTCATGGCAAAAAGTCCTTTGAGAAATGATAGTAAATGTTCTAGCTTAAGATCTCAATTAGAAACCCAAAAAGCAAAGCTAGCTAAAATTAAGTCTGAATGTAAAGGTAATATTAGCTGTCAAGGAGAAAAAGGTATAGACACAGTACAAGAAACGATAAGCGTTTTAAACGAACAAATAGTAAATAATAATTGTTAAAATGGATAATAAAATTTCGGAAAACACTGAATTAACTTTAGATTTAAAAACACTTGCTATCATTGTAAGTTTTGTTGTAACTGTCGTAGGTATGTGGTTTGCTCTTCAAAAAGATATAGATCTAGCTAAAGAACTACCTAAAGCAGAAGTAAGCAGAACTGAGTATGATTTAAAGGATCAGTTAATCAGGGAAACAATAATGAATACGCAAGAGAAGGTGGAGCAAAATAGCGAGAAGCTAGATAAAATTGACGAAAAGCTTTACCAAATAATTAAAAAATAAAATCATGAAAAATATTTTAACTTTGATAGCGTTTTTAATTACTAGTTTGTTGTATTCACAAGAATATGTTTTAGTAGAAATTAATTCTGAGTGGAATTGGAGAAACTCTGCAAAAATAGCTAAGGTTAAAAATGTAAAAATAAAAAAAGCTTTGTTAGAAGATCAACCAGTGTCTTTACAAAAAAAAATAAAAGCTGTTCCAATTGCTATATTATATAAAGATAACAATGCTATAGCTAGATGGGATGCTGATATAAGCTTTAAGCTTGTTGTTACTGAAAGTGAAATAAATAAAGCTATAAAAGAAAGTGAAGAAAAGAAAATTAAATAGTACAAATCCTAAATATTATCCTGTTGAGGAAGTACAAAAAAAAGAAAGAAAAGAATTATTAGCTTCTGGTAGGGTTAAAGTATACGCAATATTTACTGAAAATAAATAATATGGAAAATATAAGTAAAAATATAACTTACGCGGAAGCAATACATTCAAGCACCGCTAAACGTAAAGGTATAGATAACACTCCTAATCCTACTCAATTAGAAAACATGAGGATTACTGCAGAGAAAATATTTCAACCATTGAGATCGTGGGTTGGTGGACCAATAAAAGTAAATTCATTTTTTAGATCACCAGAACTTAATACAGCAATTGGAGGAGTTGCTTCAAGTCAACATTGTAAAGGTCAAGCAATTGATATTGACGATGTGTATGGATGTAAAACAAACGCAGAAATGTTTACTTACATAAGAGAAATACTTGATTTTGATCAATTAATATGGGAGTTTGGTACAGATATGAATCCTAATTGGATACATGTTTCATATGTATCAGAAGAAGATAATAGAAATAAATGCTTAAAAGCTTATAAAGACGAATACAACAAAACAAAATATAAAACAATTTAAAATGGGTTACAAAAGTTATGCACAGCAAAAAGCCGTATGGGCTGATAGAAAAGATGGGGGTAAAGGACATCCAGATAAAAAGAAAGGTTCTCCAGCAAAAGCTCATGGAGGTTCTCATTTAGGTGAAGGACATGATACAAAACAACGAATGAAGTTTGATCCTGCTAATCGCAAGAGAGTACAAGCAATGCCTCAAAAAACTAAAGATAGTTTACAAGGTGAAGCTTGGAAAAATGATGGTCCTTTCTACAGTCCTAAATACCAGGTTAATGTAGATCCTGAAGATGGGGTATTGTCAAATAGACCTATTTATTCTGATGGTACTATGTTAACGTATCCATCTCTTAGCAAACCTGTTAAGCGTGAAACACCTTTAAATCACTGCGCTTCAGATATGATGCATTCAGGTGGTTGGCAAGAAATGAGAAAACACAATAGTCCAGGAACTACAGGTAATAAAGAAGGGATTAAGCATAATGAAAAAATGAGAGAAGATATAGGTACATTTAAAATGCCTCATTCACCTTTAAATAAAAACAATGAAGTTGATAAAGATAGTATCGCAACTTCAAAAGCTTGGAAAGATTTTAAAGAAGGTTATATGAGTAGAACAAAACACCCAGCTACTGGTAAACCAATAGATTCTACTTATAATAAAAATGAATATGATAGAGAGAAGCATGAATTCTATTTTGACAAGAATAAAAAGAAAATGAAACTAATACCTACAGATGATGGCGAGCAAAGAATATTAGATGGTATTGATAAAAGTCAATTAGCACCAGATAGAAAATCATCTAATGATAAAATATCTCCTTTAAACAAAGAAGGTAAAAAAGATGCTTGTTATCATAAAGTAAAATCAAGAGTTAAGGTTTGGCCAAGCGCTTATGCTTCAGGTCAACTAGTTCAATGTAGAAAGGCAGGCGCTGCTAATTGGGGAGAAAAATCAAAAAAGAAATAATGGCACATCCGTATAATAATAAATCACCGTTTAATTGTTGGAAAGGTTATGAAAGAGTATCAGGAACAACTCCTGGTGCTAAAGGTAGTTGTAAAAAATCTTCACCTGCAAATGCAACAAAAGGTGGTGGTACAACTAAAGTTTGTTTACCCAAGTCTAAAGTTAACAACATGAGCGCTGATCAAAAGAAAAAAGTTGTTAGTGCTAAAGAATCAGCTGGTAGATCAGGTAAAAGAGAAAGATCACAAAGATCTGAAATTAAAGGTGCTCGTAAAAAAGGAGCTACATTAAAAGATTGGTTTGAAAAAGAAAATTGGGTAAACGTTAAAACTGGTCAAGAGTGTGGCGCACCTACAAAAATGATTAAATCACCTTTAAACAACGATTATGAACCTGGTGAAATAAGATCTATAGAAGAAGACTTTGGACCAGCAGAAGTGAAAGGTGGAACTATAGGTGCTTTAGGAGGAGTTGGTAAGAGTTTGTTTAAAGCAGCAGAATTTATGATTTCAAATAGAAATAACCCACGAGATGAGGCTAGAAGCGCGCAATATAGACAAAAGATGAAAGACATTGGAAGCATGCGATTTGATACATCGGATACTGCTTTGACATCTCCAGTAGATAAAGTTGCTAAAACAACTAAGGGTAAAGGTAGAAATTTTAGAAGTACAGATGAAGGAGCTGGTATGACTGAGAAGGGTGTTAAAGCTTATAAAAAAGAAAATCCAGGTAGTAAATTACAAACAGCTGTGACAGGTGATGTAAAACCTGGTAGTAAAGCTGCTAAACGTAGAAAATCATTTTGTGCACGATCAAAAGGTTGGACTGGTGAAAGAGGTAAAGCTGCTAGACGTAGATGGAAATGTTAAGGATCAAATATAACGGGCGTACCATACCCGAAGATCCTGTAACTAAAGGGGAGTTCAATCGAGCTCCCCTTTTTTTTTATCCATCACAAGCAACGCAGTCTTCCATAGCTTTGTTAGCTATATCTCCACGTAATACTGATTCAGTTCTCATATAGTATAATGTTTTAATACCTTTTTTCCACGCGTCTAAATGAACTTGATTAATCCACTTAGGACTTGCTTGAGAAGGAAATGCTAAATTCAAACTAACCGATTGATCTATGTATTGTTGGCGTATTCCTGCTTGCCTAACTAATTCTAATTGATTTATTTCTTTAAAAGTTTTAAACACTTCTTTGGTAGAGTCGTCTAGATCTTTTATATCTTGAACCGAACCACCATCTGCTAATATTTTGTCCCATGTTTCTTTGTTATTAATTCCTATCTTTTCCAAAACTTTAACCAGTGTAGGATTTTTCCTAATGAACGTCCCTTTAGCAGATTGCTCTGTGAATACATTAGCTGCCCAGGGTTCAATCCCTGGAGATACGTTTCCAGAAAGTTTTGAATTACTAACAGTGGGAGCAATAGCGCGTAAATGGGTGTTGCGAAACCCAGTACCAACACACCAAAGAGGTTCTCCATAAACATCAGCAAGAGCCATGCTAGCTCGTTCAGATTCGATTTTGATTTGGCTAAAAATTCTTCTTGTTTCATATTGTGATAATAAACCCTCAAATGGTAAACCTTTTTCTTGTAGATACGTATGCCAACCAAGTACACCAAGACCTAAAGCTCTGCTTTTTTCAGCAAAACGTACAGAGTTTTCAAAACCTTTTCTGTATTTAGCTCTTTGTATAAATTCTTCAAGCACACCATCTAAAAACCATATTGAGTCATAAATGATATTTGTGTTTTTCCATTCGTCATACTTAGCTAGGTTTAAGCTAGATAGACAACAAACGAATGAATGATTTTCATCTGTGTGTAATACTATTTCACTACATATGTTTGTCATATGTACCTTCAGAGCGTTGTCTTTGTAAGCCGAAGGATTTTGTTTGTTAGTGTTCCCTTTAAAAAGCACGTAAGGTTCTCCAGTAGCTTTACGCTTTTGAAGTAGTTTTCCCCAACGTTTTCTAGCTTCTCCATCTCCTTGTTCAAGTCGTCGCATAAATTTATCGCCGACGACAGCGCATTGATGTAAGTTAAGCGATTGTCTGTTGACGTCTCCTTTAGGTTCACGTATTTCGATCCACTCTTCGAAATCGGGGTGATCAATGTTAATATTAACTGATGCAGCTCCTCGTCTGACAGATCCTTGATTAGTGGCAAGTATTGTGCTATCGTATATTTTACAAAAAGGCACAACTCCGTCGCTTGTTCCATTTCCTTTTATTTTAGCTCCAGCGGGTCTAATTTGATTTATACCGATACCAACTCCACCGCCGTGTTTAGCGAGTAGCATCATCTCTAAGTTCTTCTGTCCAATATCGACAATACTGTCAGCAACATCAATACCAAAGCAACTAATAGGAAGCCCACGATCAGTCCCAGTATTTGAAAGAACTGGCGAAGCCAAGCAAAGCCAACCTTTCCATATGTAATTAAAAAACGAATCAGCCATTTCAGGCTTATCCAACCTTTTAGCAACTGTTTTTGCAACTCTTTCATAAGCTTGTTTAGGGTTTTCGTCATTATATAAATAACCTCCACCTATTGTTTTTTTATAAACTTCATTATCTCCCCACTCTGGGTAATCCACTCCTTTTTTCCATTCATTATTCCACATTTGTTTCAAACTTTTTTTGTTCAATTTTTCTTTCTTCTACTTCTTTTAGTTCATTAACTATTTTTTCCCAATCATCTTTTCCTATGTGCATTTGAAACGCTGTTAAAGTTCCTTGCGCTAGAGACGTTGTGTTTTGAAGTTCTTTTATTAATTCTCTTACAACATTTGTAAGGGCTTCTACTTTTTTCTTTAATTTATTCTGTGACATATTTATAAAATATTACTAAAACTTTTCTAGGGTTATTAAATTTATTAGGGTACTTGCTATGAAAATAATTACAAGGATATGACAATAATCTATTAGGTTTATATCCTATTATTGATTTTAATTTCCATTTAGACTTATCATCAGCATCGTCTATCAACATGCGGTTAAATTCTTCTGCATCTGATTCTATATAAGTTTCACCATAATTTTCATGTTCCCAGAACGCTGTGCCGTTTAAATCATGATAATTAGATTCAAGATATAATACTGCTGCTCTATCAGGTTTTTGTCCCTCTATAATAGTATCATTATGTATTCTCCATTCATCATCTTCATTACCTTCTGCTTTTCTAATAAACGCTCTTATTATGTTTATGTTTTTACCTTCAATACTATATAAACCTTTTGCTAATAAATTAGGAAATTGTTCTGGTAATTCTTTAACCCAAAATGATTTGCCAGGTGTTTTAATTTCTTTAAAATCATCAGCGTAATCTAATAACGCTTTGAATATCATAGGTTTTAAAAAACTATCTTGTATATATATCATATCATGTAATGCATTATTAGAAACATACCAGCAGGTATACATGTATAAACAAAGTCCATTATTTCAGGACTACCTTTATCTAAGTACCAGTCATAAACTAGTTCTTTTGCAGCGGCTATTATTACTGTTAACCATAAACCGTTTACTCCTATTAGAAACAAAAATATAAAACTTAATATTGCTCCGTAAAAAAAGTGTAACAGTTTGTCTTTTGGTATACTACCAAATATCTTCAAAATCTTCTCCTTCATTTGCTTTACTATAGTCAGTCGGCCGAATTGCAAAAAAGTCAGTGTGAGTGTGACCCCCAGTAAGATGATAGAACCAATCAAGATTCGCTGCTGCGTCTTTGTCATATTGGAAAAATCTTCTTTTATCTGTGTAACCAAGTTCTGATAATTTTTCATTTGTTCTTTTTCTTATAAATTGTTTTAAATCGTATGACTTTAAATTTTCTATATCACCCATTTCAAACATCTTATCAATATATTTTTCTTCAAGATCTATCATTATTTTTGCAGCAGAATAAATATCTTCTTTGCATTCATCTTTTAATTCAGGTAATTCTTCACACATATGTCTATATAATTGACAACCCATTCTACTATGTAGTGATTCATCTCTTACAGACCATTTCATTTGTTGTCCGATTCCCTTGAGAAGATTACGTAGTTGAAAAGAGTATAAAACAGCAAAAGCTGAGTACAGACTAACACCTTCTGCGAATGCTGAAAACACCGCCAAGCTTCTACCAATGCCCACAGGATCAGTGCCGTCATAGCTAACCAGGTTGTCAAATCTTTCCGACGTCGCCGGTTCGTGAAGAAACGCTTCAAAGTTTTCAAGTCCAAGTGTTTCATTTAAATAACTGTATGCAACAGCATGTATTGTTTCTTGTGAGCCGAACATCATAGCCATCTGTTGCACTTCATGTTTTGGAAACCATGATACGACTTTTTGTGTCCAGTAATCTGATACTGCACATTCTGTTTGAGCAAAACCTAATAGTATATTACCTACTAGGTTTTTTTCGGAATCAGTAAGCTTTTCATTCCAGTCTTTCACATCACCTGACATAGGTATCTCTGTGTGTAACCAAAATGCTTGCGCTTGCTTTAACCAACCTTCAGTATAATATATAGGGTATTCAAACGGTTTATAAGGTATTCTCTCTTTAAATAAACTCATATTAATAAGGTATTTCAAATGCTATATCTACAAACGGTAGATAAAACACGTATGTTATTTGATTTTCTTCTTCATAAGCTCTGCACCCAAATAGTATACCTGGGTAGAAACCAAATGATAAAGACCAGTTCCATTTTTCTTTATTATCCATAAACTTTTATATTATACTGGTCTTGATATTCAACCAGTTCTTTATATTTAACTTTTCCTCTTTGTTGCCAAGACCATTTAACCCACTTGTCAATTTGTCTTTCAGCATATTTTTTTCTAGCTACTAACTTCGCGAGGTTAGGATTAGGTCTACTGTTTCGTCGCATTCTTTTTGATTTTGTGGTTTATACAATGTTACGTTAGGAAACTGCGTCATAACAAGTCTTTTAAACAATTTCCAACGCATAGGAAAAGATTCATTTGCTCTCCCTTTTGTTTCAATTATAAAATCTTCTCCAATAAAATCAGGAGTATACTTAATAGGTAGAATACGTTTGCATCCTCTATTTTTATACATACCTTTTCCATTAGAACATCTTTCATAAACTTCATTTTCAAAATGAAAACCAGCTAGCAGAACAAATGTCTCTCCTTCATATTTTGATTTAATTTTTGCTTTTTTTAAAGCCATATACATATATCGCTCTAAACCTGAAGCAAAGTTAATACCATCATATGATACTTTTTTTGATTGTACAGGACCTTTTTTGCGTTTATAAAATTTCTTCTTCATTAACGTTTATATTAGTTACATCTGTCGTAAATCTTTTGTAAGCCACTTCTTCTATTTCATCTTGCAAACAACGTTTAGCAGCTTCAATATAAAGTAACGCATCCATTAATTCTTCTTGTACATCAATCAAGAAACGATTAAGATCTTTTTCTTGACCTTCTATTTCTTGCATCATTGTAGCTCCATATTTCTTTTGACCTATTAAGCTACGTTCGTCCATCTTCCTTAGTACTTGTTGTACTATCTTGTCTTTAGTTTTAATCTGCATCTTTTACAAATGTTCCATTAATCATTTTACCTGTTCTTTTACTAATAACTCTATAAGCGCTTTCTATACATTCCTCAATTGTAACACCTTGCATGTGTGACAAATTTGTTAGTACAACAACCATATCGCCAATAGCATCTATTATTTCAGGTTTATCATTTTTAAGTAATGCTTTAGCTAGTTCACCAGCTTCTTCTTGAAGCTTTACATATTGAGTATGCGCGTTACCTTCGTCATATAAACCTCTATCTTGTGCCCATTCTCTAATTCTGCTAAACATTGCGTCATCTTCACATTGAACCATAACGGGTTCTGTAAACATATCTCTATTGTCATAAGCTCTAGCAAAAGCTTTATTGTAAACATAACATCTATTATTATTATACATAGATGTTTTAACGTTATCCATTATCCATTTAATTGTTTGACTAGTAATCTCTAAAGTACCGTGTTCTGTTTTCCACTCCATACCTATATTATCTAGCAACTGTCCTTTTAGTTTATTAACAGGACATGGAAACGTAGTAGTTTGTTCTGTTACGTTTATTTTCATTTTATTTGATTTAAATAATTCATTATATTTTTTACGATCAACTTTATAGCCATAAGACTTTTGAAGTTCTATCTCTTTCTCTGATATATAATCTATATCATCGGACTGATCAAGAACTTCATATTCGTCTGCAGTATAACCCTGCGTTAACGTAACTCTCTTAGTAAGATTACATGTAACGCCGATCTTTTTACCCGGAATGTGATATAAATAATATGTCATTATAATTTATTGTTATATAAGTGTAAATTATGTGCGTAATGATAATATTCACCAATTTCAATATTTAATCTCTCTGCAACCATTGTTTGCAACATACTAAATTGGTATTGATCATTGCAAAAGCCGTACCAGAGATCATTAGAACGCATTAAAACAGCCATATTAAGCTTATCGTTTAGTATTGTGAACTGAACAGCATAAGTACAAGGCGTATCTTTAGCATAATACTTATGTTCTTTAGCATCATAAATACTTATTGCCGCGTGTCTAGTATCTTTGCAATTCTTTAGCTTTGCAACAACATAATCAAGTTGATCTTTACGTTGCCATTGCCAACCGTAATTACTATTAACATTGCCTTTACTGTCAGCCATACGCTCCCATATTTGTGGTACTTTACCATATATTTCTCCTAGCTTTTTAATATTAGGATTACCAGATAAATACCATTCCCACTCTGCCATCGCGTAGTTTAGTTTCCAGTCACGTTCGTCGTTAACAATATAATTTTGTTCGGGTTTTTCTAACGTAAAACCTACGTTGAATAAAGCTTTAGTATCACCGAACTCGATACCATTGATTCTTATTTCGTTTAAGAAATAACAATAAGCTTCGTCTGCATTTTTAAATTTTCTGCGCATATTTATTATAATAGTATTTATAGAACTCGTACATTTGTATCCATATTGATACTGGACCATATGCTAATGGAGATCTATTTGTTTTATTATTCATTTTAATTTCTATATACCAAGTACCTTCACCCGTTGCAAACGGAGATATATATATTCCATTGTTTATACACCACCTGTATGCTTCCGTTTCCAGAACAGTAGGCATATAGTTTCCCATTTTGTTTTTCTTTATTCGTGGCATCTATTCCCAAGGCATTGGTTCTTCTTTTATTTTATCCATAACGTGAGGTATAAAACAACCTGATTTTGGTTCCCATTTAAAATGAGCTTCAGCACCGTTTTCACCTAGGTTTTGGAACTTAACTTTTAACACTTTTGCTTTAACTGTTTTAGCATCATAGTCACGATGTACTAATATACCGTGGTAACTAGCATCGTACCATTCACCACCACCTTTAATGTTATACATATTTGGCTCTTCAATTTTACCATCATTTGTTTTATACATTTTAGTAGGGTGTGCTACAATAAAAACTAATACATCAAACTTCTTAGCAAAGTTTTCTATTTTAGTTAAGTATTCCATTGTATAAGTATTAACATCTAATGAGCTAGCATTTTTATCTCTAACTTTATTAAATGGATCAATGACTAAGCATTTA